AAAAAAAGGGGCTTACGCCCCTTAAATCATTCGCCCTCGCGTGCAACCATTGCTTTCTTGACAACCTCAAGAAGCTGGTCATCCATGTCAGTCTTGGTTAACTTAACCGCTTTACCAAGGATAACAAGACAGATCTCAACCAACTTTTCACCGAGTTCTTCATTCTCTGGAATTTGGTTAACTGCATCTCTGATTACCTTTGCGGCGAGGGGGAGTAGAAATGATAACATGATTAGATAGCAAACGGGTCTAATCTATATATGCTCAGTCGAAGCGCGATGCATGTTTTGCCATAGATTGTACATTCTTCTTTTCTTTAGAAGTGTAACCTCTAGTAGCAATGCGAGTAGAAGCTTGACGGATTCTTCTATCTTGTGTTTGAGCAGGAGTTTCCTTAGCACCTTTCACCTTCTTACCAGTGCGCTTAGCACCAGGGAAGTTTTTCTTGTGGTCTCTTGCTTCAACCGATTTGTTGATGTCAAGTTTCTTGCCAGTCTTCTTCTCGTGTGCATCGAGAACTTTCTGACGTGCTTTGACTTTTTCTAAAGATGCCTTTGCATCTGCTGCTCTGTCTTCGTTGAACTGACCGAAAGTCAAGAGGGTTTCAGTTTCTGCGACTTCTTCTGTGCTTTCTTCTGAAACTTCTTCTTGACTGACATAGGCTTGTTCCTCCATGGGTTTTGTTTTTTTACCGCCACAAGTTGGGCAGGTCTTTCCATCTACCATACCTGTACCTCTACAGGTAGGACAGATAGATTTTTGTGCGGGAGTTTTTTCATCACACTTGCACTCAGCGTCACCTGTCTTAGGACAGGTGCCTTTCTTCTCCTTCAATTCATCCAGTTTAGGATTGATTTTAACTTTCGTTTTCTTTTCCGAAAGTTGCTTGAAACTTAGCATATCAACCCCCGTAGTTGCTGCGTGCTTTCTCATCACCCATCTTCTTGAAACGCTCGTTTTCTTTCTGACGGGCAATAGCAGAGACAATCTTATTAGACTTATTCAATGCATCTTCCTTCTTCTTACCTTTGGAAGAAAGTCCTGTGCGAGCAAGGTTGCCTGCACGACGATACATCTTATTCTCCTTGGAGCGGTCAATCTCCTTGTAACCTTCTTCGATTACATTCTCAATCTCTTCGATGGAGAAGAGACCAGACTCATAAAGATGTGCAATCTGATCATAGTCTTCGCCAAGACGCTTAGCAAGTTTGCCGCTACCCTTGGAGACTGCACGAGCAGTCTTACCAACTGCTTTCTTTAGACCACGCTTGACTGCGCCACCGATTCTTCTGAGTAGACCAGGCTTCTTCTTACCACCACTGCTGCTTGACCCGCCACCACCAGAGGAAGAACTACTGCTAGACGAAGTGCCTCTGGTTTTCGATAGCAGTGCATCCAACTTGCCGCCAGTGCCGTCATCGTCACTAGAGGAAGAAGAGGAAGAAGAGGAAGATGTTTCTTTCTTCTTCTCAGGACGAGACATTGCTGCTCGCTTCTGCTTGATTCGTGCTGCTTGGAATTCACCAACTGCCTTACCAGCATTTCTAGCAACGGACTTACCTGCTGCCTTGACACCTTTCTTGATTGCACTACCTGCCTTCTTAGCAGCAGACATCATGCGCTCACGGCGAGAAGGACGGTTTGCTTTTGCTGCTGCCTTAGAAGACTTAACAGCAGAATCATAATACTTGTCACTTGCTTCAGCGAGCATCTCAACACCTTCAAGGTGCTCACAGATTTCAAGGAGATCATCCTCATCCTCAGCAAGTTCCTGAATCATTTCCACAAAGAAATCGACCAACTCTTCATCAGTTGCTTCATCGATTTCAACCATGTCAGCAATCTCTTCATCACTGAAGTAGAATGCTTCCTTCTTCATCTTTTTCTTCTTACCATAACCCTCGCCAAGAACTTCCTGGTTCTTATCATAATTAGCGAAGTGTTCGTGATGACCTTCTTCAATAATTTCTAATTCTTCGACAGGGACATTCTCAAGGATGACATTACCATCAGTAATATCATAATGAGTTACAGTGCCATCTTCCAACAGGGTATGCTGCTCAGGAATTACACTATACTCCTTACCCTCTTTCTTAACCATCTTAGCACAAAGGTGGGTCTTCTTACCCATCGCTTTTGTGACAGTCTTACGACGATTCAGAAGATATGAATCAGAGGAGTCCTTGTCCCCATCATTATCGATATCGCCGTCTTCTTTACCAACGGGATCGAGTTTCTTCTTTTCATACATCTGCACTTGTTTCAGTGCATCTGACATATCTGGTAAGTCGTTGAGATTCATTTTACTAAGCGTCCTTGTCCTTTTTATTTATCTTGCGAATGAATTCACCTGGGGTAAGTTTACGCATATAGTTTGCTAATTCATCTGTACCCATCTCACCAGCAGGTGTGAAATTAAAATACTTGATATCATTTCTCTCAATCAGATCTTTCAACCAGGATCTGAATACAGTTTCATGCTCATCAATGTAGATAATATAATTGCTGCCCCTACTAACTACTTTACCAACTACCCCAGTGTTTATATTTTCAACAAAGGTGCCAACTTCAAATAGTTTTTGCTCAAAGTATGCCTCACGCATACCCTGAGGATCTAACTTAGGTGCAATCTCATGTAGATTGAAAGATGCATCTGCAAAATCACCTACACTTTCTACTTGCATAGCAGACCTAAGTGACTTATAAAGACGCAACTTATCTTTCTGACTCAAACCAGAAGGAATACCTTTCTCAAAGGTTCTAAAATCATCTTCTGCTGCTGCCTTTCTCATCTTAGATGCAGACATTCCCTCAACACCATCAGCATCAGGGTCACGCTCACCAGCAGAAACAATCAAAATATTCTCAAACTCATAGAGTTTGCCATTATATTTCTGCGCTAGAGAATTGAATTCAGCAACTCTATCACCACCAACAATAATCTTTACTTCACTATATCCCTCATCATTCAAAGCAGTGAGGACATCAAAGATGGTGCGAGCATCACCCTGTTGAATAGCATCAGCATGATCAGGGTATGCCATCTTCATATACTTTACCTTCTCAGCAAATCCAAGAGGATTCTTCTTAGCATCTTGAGACTGACTAGGATAGATTCTATACTCCCCACCCTTTGCTTCTCGGGCAACTCGTTTAATTAGAGTTTCATGTCCGATAGTAGGAGGATTAAATCTTCCAAATGTAATAGAAACTGAGCCTTGATCTTGCGCTGCCTGTGTCTCTCCAGTATCCTCTCCAGATCCATTTTGTTGCCTCTTAATTTCTTCAGGGGACATTTTCACAAGTTTGCCTTGGACAGACCTGTGTGTCACATTTCCTCTAGGATCGGCATAGTTGCCATATCCAACGTGCTTAAGACCTAATTTTTCTGCATCCCGTGCAGCGAAAGATTTTTCTGCTTCGGATAGAAAAGCACTAAACTTTTTCATTCGTCCAATTTTTATCTAGATTAAAGTTTGCTTTACTAAAGTTGAGGCGATCTACAAGTTTGTAAGGAGTATTCGATATAATTACATAACCTTCATGATCTGAATGCTTGTCATCAATGAAGCATTCGATACTATCATTAGTTTCAATAGCATTGAGCAGACGCATCTTCAGTTGCGAAATCAAAGACCACACCTTGAAGGTGTTGAGATTGACTTCTCCCTTATATTTATCAGGTACCGTAACATACAAAATATGAGGAGAAACTTGCTGACCAGCACGAATAAACTTATTAACATGCTTCATGATTTCAGGACGTGCTTTGGCGCTAGGCACCTTAGTATTAGGAAGCAATGCAACAACCTTAGCAAGAATATCTAGACCATCAAAAGGACACTTACTAATTCTTGCAGACATGGTATTGACAAAACGCACATCAGTGGTTGAGTCTATGGTAGCACCAAGGCGTCCATCAGCATGATGACTGATATAGGTGTAAAAAGTATGTGGTGCTAGAATAATTTTCTCAGTAACGTTAGAGGGAAATCTATACTCAATAGTATTAGGGCGATAAACACGCCCGCCACCGACACCGATCCAATCAGCTTGGACAATACCACTGATACGAGGAAGATAGAGCAGACATAGACGAAGGATATCTGCAACAGTGCCCTTGTGATTTTTATCAATATCTTCATTGGTATAGTTGATCTTGATAAGTTTCTTGTTGAAAACAGACTTCGTGCCCACAAAGAACTTGCCATTGTTGGGGTTGGTGCCAAACACAATGGCAGGGGCACCATCATACTTGACGCTGATGTTACTGGTCAGAGTCAGTGCTTGCTTGACAGCACCAAGTGCCCTCCTACGACCGTAGAAAATAGAATCTTCCAGGTGCTCCAGGTGTGTGTTTGGCATGACCTCTGTGTCTATACCATTATTATAGCATGTCAAAGTAGAGTCGCACATGATCTAGGACAGTTTGTGGGGTGTCACTCCATCTTCATATAGGGTGCTGAGTATTGAGACTGACTAGACGCATATAAGAATAAGTCTTCCATCACTTGATTTCTCTTCTCTGGAGCAAGATTTTTAATAGTAGAAAGTAACTGCACAACCTGCAGTTTAGAATATCTCCACTTATTACTTTTGGATTTGATCATTGCAATATGATCTGAGGTCTTTCCTTTCAAAGTACCTAACTCAATCATACCTTTTGCAATCTGAGTTGCAACAGCATCATCATTTCTCTTAGCATCTGCTGCAGCGTTTGCTTTAATCTGAGTGACTTTATGATTTCTAAGGATTAAATTAATAGGACCATATGAGATCTTACCTTGGTTTGCAGATGCACCTTTAACTTCACCCTGCCAACCAGATAATGATGTCTCTCCACCAAAACTTCTAAATTGAATCTTTGCAGAAGCACCATTCACCTTCACCTTTAAATATCCATCCATGGAATCAGGACTTAATTCATATCCATCATACTTAACTGCTGGAGCAGTGCCAGATTGATTCATCGCTTTCAGTTTTGCTGATCCACTCGTAATCTTTTTGAGAGAAACACCAATAAGTTTACCACTGCTCAACTCTCTTTGCATACATGCATTCAAACCGAGAATAGTTTTTTCTTTTGCCAAGCAACCAATGTCAAAGTCTTTACGAATCAAGTAGATATCAGCGGGAGACCACTTATTGAGATCCATTCTAACACCTTCAATCTTCTTGATTCTTTTGAAGTGTCCCTCAATCTGATTTACCATAGGAGATCCCCTATGGAAAGTATAATTTCCTCCTCTGTAAGTTTCATATAGTTTCTTAGCACCTGCTAAGCAAGAATTAATCCAGTCATCAGGAAGATCATTACACATTGCTTTGTAATTTTCATCCGTAAGTGTCTTTCCCTTGACCTTAGGATCATTAAAATTTTCACAAGTTACATCAGCATTGGTAATTCTTCCTCCAGATTTCCAGGCAAGTGCAGCATACATGCACTGTGCAGATTCAGATAACTTAGTTAGTGCTGCACCAGCACCAGATCCTCCGCCACCTTTCCTCTTATATACTAAACGAATTTTATACTTACCTTCACTATCATCAATAGGAATTTCAGTTACAGCAAAAGAGGACTCAGACTTGACAACTGAAGTGTCAAACCTAACCCCCTTCTTTTCCAACTTCTTATGAATCTCACCTTGAATCTCTGCACGCTCTTTTGCAAGGACACGCATCTTCTGCATAGTTGCAGACTCTTTTACTTGCTCTACTTCAATTCCTTCAAGAACTTCATTTAAAACTAAGAAAACATTAGAAGGTGAGTTAGACATTACCCGATTACATCGTCATTATTATTTATTTAACTGTGCTCAAGGGGTTGCAAATTTACTGTGTCAAGAAAAAAGAAGACTTGATTAAGTCTATACTCATCACCAAAATATCTATCATTACATATATTCATCGCATGTAAAAATAATCCATCAAATAAAACTAGACGATTATACTTTGGTTTTATTTCTTTTAACAATACATACTTTTCTTTCTCTCTCCACGAATTTAAATGTTCCTTAGATGATCTAGCAGCATACTCTTGCATGTCAGCATAATCATAAATGTTAGTGCCACATTCTTCATCATGGTTTAGATAAACAATTCCATTGTATCCTTGATCTATGTGTGGCCACCAATAATGAGTTTTATATGTATTTTTTTCTTTATCGGTAAACCTTAGTTGGTTTGTTATTATCTTTTGATTTGAATATGCTGGAGGTTGTCCACACAAACTAGACAATGCTTCGTATGCTTCAATTAAATCTGGATCATCTTTTATTAATCTTCGATCTTCAAATGTTTTTCCGTTGGAAGTTTCTCCTTCTTCAGTTTTCCATAGAGGTGGTTGAGTTTTTGTAATATACTCAACCACCTCATCTGGATTCAAATAAAAATCATCGATTACGTACAGATTGCTATGAAAAAACTGCTCTGCACGAACCTCTGCATTTTTATTGATTTCAAACATTATATTTGTCAAACAATTTTCTAATGTTTTGTGTGATTTGCATACCACCAATATAAGTTTCTAACAATTCATCATTATCATCTACGATAATTAAAACAGGAGTAGCAGTCACACCATATTTTTTAGCGAGTGCAAGATTTTCTTCTGGAATAGGTTCGTCACTAAAGTCTTCGAGTTCAATTTCTTCAATGACATCAAGACGATGATCATCTAAAGAATAAAAAAATCTTTTAACTAATCCACAAGGACCACAAGAGTCTTTAGAAAAAAATAAAAACTTATTCTGCATGATGTGCTTTCAAATCAGGATTGGGTTGTGATTTACTTAGATCTCTACGAGACTGATTTTTAATGATGATGAATGCATCTTTGTTATATTTACGGGTGCCAAGAGGAGATTGCCACTTCTTGTTATACTCTTGCCCAACATCAATTCCAGACACTGAGGTGCCACCAATCTCAACTACGATGTCATCATTACGCACATCCCACCCAAGAGATTCTACTGCTTGGATGAGTCCTTCTTCAGTGTAATTCATAGGTCTCCTGCTTTACGGTTTTCAGAATAGTGGACATCAAACTCTCCACCAGGATAACGAGACTTTAGTTTCTCAACATTCATCTCAATGATCTCTTCAGGTGAAACATCGAGTGCCATACATGCTTGCATAAAATACCACATAATATCACCCATCTCACGCTTCAGGTGAAAGAGATTCTCTTCGGTCGGTTCTTTACCTTGGAAGACAATCTTTTTGATGACTTCAGTAAACTCACCCGACTCTGCACAGAGACCTACAGCAGCAGTAAGCAGTCGCTCGGAAGGAAACTTTTTGTTTTTGAGGTATTCAAGACGCTCAAAGAATACACTATTGTCTTTGCTTTCTTGCGAGGTAACCTCATTGACGAATTTAGCATACTTAATAAAATCAATCATACTTTAGTGACGCAAATGTTTTGTTGGTGGTGAATCGTTTTACAAGGTCGATCCGCTCCTCTTCTTGTCCATGGTCTTGACCAGAATCTACCAAATCTTTTTGAGCAGACTGCTCTACATCATACAACTTCATCTTCGCTCTGTCAATACCCACACAGAATCTTTTATTCATAGTTGGGTCATTGTATCTATTCTTGAGTTGCTTGACCATAATCTGATTCATGCCCTCCATCTCTTCCGTGCTAATAAGGGCAAACATAAGATCAGCAGTGGCAGGCAAACCAAAGGATTCAGAAGTATCAGTAAGGTCAACATCAGAGCTACCATAACCTGAGCGAGTGGTCTGCGTAGCAGAGACGATAGGCACGTTACACTCCACAGCAAGACCTCTAAGTTCCTCTGCGATTGCTTTGACGTATGTATAGGAGTTGACAATGCTGCCTTTATATCGCTGGGATGCACAGATATTAAGGTAATCCACAAAGATAATATCGGGTCTAATAGACCGCTTGAGAGCAAGATCAGAAATAAGAGACTTAAAGTGACCGACATGTGCAGATGCCGTAGGATACTCCTTAATAATTAGTTTGCCTTGAGTCTTCTTTGAGAGGTTTGTCACCTTATTCTCAAACATTACCTTGGGTAAGGATGCAAGATCTTTGATATTTACATTCAAGAGATTGGCATCGATTCGCTCTGCGATTCTTTCTTCCGCCATCTCCATCGTGATGTAAAGGACATTCTTACCTTGGAGTAAGCACGATGCAGCGACATGACACATAAAGAGAGACTTACCAACCCCAGTGCCAGCAAGAGCGATATTAAGAGTCTTAGACGGTAGTCCACCCTTCGTGATTTTATTGAAGAACTCCAAATCGAATGGGATCTTTTCTTCTGTTCTATGGTAGTAGTCATATCTTGACAGTGCATCATCTATGTAGTCATGACCTACATGACTATCAAATGAGATAGACAGTGCTTCAGATAGGATGTGTGGGATAGCACCCTTATCTTTCTTACTATCTTGCCCATCAGCAATCTTAATAGATTCCATCAGGGACAAATAGATTGCCCTCTCCTGACACCACTTCTCTGTAGTATCTACAATCCAACCAAAATCAGTTTTCTCATTCTGAATATTATTAATTACAGACTGCACTTCTTTGAAAGATTGCTCACTGAGATCATCTCTCTTATCAATCTGAATTGACAATGCTGTCTGATTAGGAAGGGAATCATACTTGATTACATAGTCAGCAATCTCATTGTATACAACCTTGCAACCGTTGCTAGTAAAATACTCTTCCTTAATAAAAGGAATTACCTTCCTACAATAAATCTCGTCATGGATGAGGTTATTGATGATGGTAGTTTCGATGGTCATAGGTAGTGCAGATAGCTCCCAAGGATATACTTCGCTTTGTCTTTTACAGGTCTACCTGCATGGCGATACAACCATAGTGATGGGAAGATAAGCATTCTCCCTTCAACTGGACTGACTGAATGTCCCAATCTAGGAAAGTCTGTTTCTCCCCCACTTCTAACTGTATTCAAATACAAGAAACAGACTAGAAATCTTCTTGCCGAATTGTAGTCAGCGACATCAACATGATCTTTAAATTCATCTACCAGTTTAGTATACTTCTTGATTCGATATTGCTCGAATGCATACTTTGGAGGAAAGTCTGCACCTAGATCCAACTCCCGAATATACTGATTAGTATAATTGATGAATACATCTTGGACTAATTTCTGGACTCCAGTCCATCTAGGATTTTTATCTAGATACTGCTTTGTAAAATTTAATTCGGTGAAAGTAGGTCTCCTCTCCCTATCAATCCTTTCTTGATTTTCTAGATCTAAATCAAATGTCCTAATGATCTGACGACATTTCTTTCCATCCAATGCTCCATCATAAACTTTGATGTAGTCTTTTAGCTCTTTACCCACCATAACTAAACTCCTTCTCCGCTGCTTTATCCAATGCCATCATGACTTCGGGCGTGAAATATTTCTCAGGATCGGCAAGAATAACAGAAGGATAAACGGAAGATTCCCCAACAACAACCCGATTCCCCTTCCGCTGGAAGACTCCATGCTTCTCACCCAATTCCAATAGTCCGTAATACTTGTCAAGTCCACGGTCGTAATAAAGACGGGTTTCAATTTGAGAATTCTCCTTAGTGAGACGTGACTTTGCTGCCTTACATTTGATGATGTTACCTACAACTTCTTTACCATCCTTCTCTTTCTTTTTGGAAAGATGAATGATAGTAGATGCAGCATACTTAAGACCACTACCGCCACCCATTTCCTTCGTGGGGACGTAAGCACCGATAACATCATAAGTATGATTGGTTACAAGCATAGGGACATTTGCCTTACCCAACTTGAGGGTAAGAACTCGGAAAGCACCTTTGATCAACTGACTCTTGGTCATGTCACGGACTTGCTTATCGTTAGCAACGTCCTCAATCTCCTTGGTGGTAGACAGCATACCCAGAGAGTCTAGCACAAACATCATAGGTTGGCGATCATCTTTATCCTGCTCCATATACTTGTCCAGAATACGGCAGGACTGTGTGCGAAACTCTTCAATGGTGGAGACAGGGACAATCATCATACGATCAGCAGGAATACCACGATCGACAATCATCTCCCTAGAGATAGCAGATTCAGATTCAAAATAGATTACCCCAGCATCGGGATTTGATTCAAGAAAATGCTGGACAATCCCAAGGCAAAAGAAAGTCTTGCCAGTAGAAGACTCACCAGCGATAGCAGTGATCTTGTT